CGATCGAAGAACGATGTAACGAGGCTGGAAACCCGGTCCATCGCAGTACTGTACGTCGAGGTCACCGATCTCATCGGTAACCAAGATTTAAGTCCTGCATAGGCCGGACCACCAGGACCATAGAAGGCCAGTATGTAGTTACGCATTCTCTTTGGAATTGACATCAACCGTTTCGACGCGTTGGCCTTGGCACGGTACCCGTAACCCAGGACGGATAACATCTGTCCGAAGGTTAATGAGTACTTACGCACAAGTTCGAGTAAGCCAGCAAGAGATTGCCGGCAAATCACGAACTCAGCGAACGGAGCCCCCGAGACGTTCACTCCATTACGGAATGTTCGTTTCGCGAACTCTATTGCCGTTCCAACACGGGAGACAAGGCTCTTATGAGCCCCAACTCCTACGTCGGCGTGTTTCATCAATTTAAGATACTGTTTGGCTACTGCTGAACCAGCTATGACTACGTCATCTCCCAAGATGGCGTAACCTGAGTACCACCCTTTACCGGGAGTAATCACGCCTGCTGTCACAGCAGCCCATTGAACGATCGCATGATGGACGAGCGCTAGCATTGCCCAAGATGACAAAGCACCCATTGGTTGTCCAGTACTATAACGCACCTTACCGGTCTCACTCAGGATTTGCCAAGTCTTGGCTCCCCCGAGTTTGATCCGCTTTGGTGTATGATAGTCCCTTCCAACCATGAGTGCAGCCCACAGTTCTGCTCCCCAACTTGTTAAGATTGGGGACAGTAGAATTTTCTGCAAGACGATAGGGATTCGGTCAGTCGCCGCCGAAAGATCGAATGAGAACAAGGGAGGCTTCCTTCCGTTCGCCGAACGGTTAGATTCCTGCCAAGTAAACAAACGTTCAATTGGTTTCAACTGGTCGAATGTACCATCCTGCGGAAATGTGGCCAATAGTTTAAAGATCGCTTTATGAAGGCGATCCATCAACCATTGGGTCCATGGGTCTACCATAGCGAACACCCGTACCTTACCTGCAGGCTCCTCCTTGAATCCTAGCCTACCCAGCCAATTAGTTGCTTCAAATGGGCTCTTCGGCCCACCTGGGGATAAGGGAAGAGAATCCTCCCAAACCCACAACTCTTTGGCCCAGCTCTCAATCCGGTTCAGCACCCAAATGTTTCCGCTCATCTTACACCAGTTCGTTAGAACTTGGTACAGGGGTGAACGGAGCCACGTGTATGCTGAAGCCAGAATGGCAGCTGGAGAGGTATTCTGTGCCCCCCCGGGCACATTACCTCCTATTATGCTAGGACCCGATTTGGAGATCAGGAATGGTTTAGCACGGAGTCCTTTCATAAACTCTAATGGTCCATCTCCCTCCTCTGACCAGAGTGCATCGGTCACGCTCCCATTCACATGGAAGCGCGCCTTTACAACTGGCCAAAAGTGGTTAACCACGTATTGACTAAATAGTGGTATTAAGGATGGATTCATATTCGAATCATCGGTGATGGTACTCAGATTCACCTTTCCTGGGAACTCAAGTATTCGGTATAAGCCGAAGAGAGTCATCCAGAATCGGATAGTCCAAGTATCTCCACCGCGGATTCGCGCTCTGTGAAGAGCAGGGATTATGTTGGGAAGTCCAGCATGCGTTCGACCGATCCGAGCCCCGAAGGGCGTCAGATCGTACAGGCGTTGGCCTCCTATTGATTGTTGAAGAATTGAAGCACATCCTTTCAGGTAGATTACCAGAAATTTTATGCCTCCCTTCTTCTGCAATCGCCAGAAGGTTGCAACTGTAGTGATTACCACCTTAACGACTGAAAGGTTTACTCTCCGTCCCAGCAGTGCCACACATCCGAGGATGTGTGACACCGCCGGACGCCCAAGTTTTACCTTGAGCATGGCACCGAAAGACGCATAAGAAGCTAGCAGTCGAGAATACGCACGACCAAGCGTTCGCTTGATGTTTGTGTTTATTGTCACTGTTAGTTATTCAAATGCACTCTCGGACTTCGGTTTCCCTTTCGGGGCCGCAGCCAGTCTTGGAAGACTTTGGTGAGTGAAACCAATCAGGCTTCACGTGGCTAATCCTACCAACTGTAGATTGACCCCCCTGTATCATTTCTGACACAGGTGTTCGGGCATCACACCGGTTACTCAACTTCGTCAAGCACTTAAGCATGAATTCCTATCTCACTCCAGCTGGAGACCTCCACGTGACCTGCCATTGCGCAGAGATCCGGAGATACTTTCCTCCTGGGGCATGAGGTGTGAGCACATGCTTACCAGTGACTTAAGCGAATAAGTCTGAGTCATCCTCTCGCCGAAGTCTACGCAACGTCCAAATGGGCGTTTTAGGCAACTTCAAAGAATGCATAGTAATTGAACTACACACTCTCCGAAGTCGTCCCCGACGACTTTCGAAGAGAGCGGGAGTTTCCTC